TAACTCGCACCCCCCCCCTACTCTATAGACATCTACAAGCTGATGAATGCCACCAAAACCAAGCATTTCTCATTCCAGGGCAAAATCCAGGAACAGGTCGAAGTTGAGGCCCTTGATATCCAGCTCAAGGCCACTGATATTGCCTGTAGAGTCAAGGGCTTATACAAAGACGTGGCCACTGGTGTCCGGCCAGTATTCAACATCAATTTCGGGACCGGCGCCTTACCTGAACCGGTCATTGATATCGAGCCCGGTTAATCCCGGTTATAGGCAGTTATCCAGGATTTCCAGTTTGCCAGGCCAAGAGCCCGTAACTGCCTGATATCACATTACCCCATTAAGCCCCAATCGCTGATTTACTCCGATTCCCGGCCAATATCTCGACAGTTGACATAATCACCGTTATCAGAACATGCTAACTTGCCGAGAATCCAGGACTTCATACAGATCTGAGCCCGGCCCAGTCCTTCATAGGGGGGGCCACTCCCCCATCGAAAATATAAAGTACCCAATCCATTTCAGGGCCTTCCCACGTATTATTAAAAACCTATTGACAGACGCTTTTGTATTGAGTATGTATATATAAAAAGGGGTGTAAGGGGCTTAATGAGGCCTTATTTTCTTAAAAATGGTCTTATTTTGGTTATTTTTCGAAAAAAGCGTTTTTTTTAAAGTGTTGATTTTATTAACATTAGACAACTTCTCATAGAGGGGGAAACACTTTGGGTAAAGATGAGTGTGATCATATGGCGGTATTTGCCCGAAGTGTGGCGATTGGAAGTTTTTTTATGGAGGCGGTGATATGGTGAAATTTAAAGCTACGAGTTATTTAAAGGAGCGGTTGATTAAAGGTTTTAGGAAGGCGGGTTTTTTTAAGATAGGGAGGCTTGAGGATTTACTGGAGAGTTTTCGGGAAGGGGCTATGATGGAGGGGGCGTTGGTGTTCAATCAGGTCCGGTTTTGTTTAAACAATCGTGTGAATATTCATGTGGAGCTTCTTTTGGATGGTGAGGCTGTGGGTGTTTTGGACACTGGTTGCGAGTGGGATATAGGCGATGTTGTGACTTTGGAGATAGACGAAGGCTTAATGAAGATGTCTATAGAGTAGGGGGGGGTGCGAGTTATGCCGATGTTTGTGAAGATGGGTTTAGGGGGTACTGGTTATTTAGGGAAGAAGGAGTCTCATACGAGGGCTGTGAGGAAGTGTATAGCGAGGCGGAGGGTTTTGCCCGGTTTTCCTATAGAGGAGCCTTTTCGGAGCATTAAGGATGTGCGGCATTATTTAGCTGGCGAGAGTATTATTTGTCTTTTGTGCGGGAAGAATTACAAGAAGCTTGGGCATCATTTATCAAGGATCCATGGTGTTACTGTGGATGAGTATAAGAAGCGGTACAATATTCCCTGGACCTATGGCCTTTGTTGTCGGGACACAAGTGAGCGGTACCGCAGGGCGATAGAGAGGCGGATGAGGGATGGTTATAAGCCGCCGGCGAAAGATGGCAGGGCGTTGAGGGCGATGATTAAAGTTGAGAGGCGAGAGTGTCCGTTTAAGAGTGAGGTAGCGGTGGAGAATCTTGGGGATGCTGGGTTGCCGAAGCGACCTTTGCTTGTATCTCCTGACGGTAAGCCTGAGACACTTACCGAGAGGAGGGAGAGGCTTAGGGTTAAGCGCGGCACTTCTGAGTTCAGGGAGAAGATGGTTAACAGGCCGCAATGCCAGAGGGATTATTTGGAGGAGACAGGTTTTTTGAATTGGTGGAGCGGCAAAAAGCAGTCCAAGGAGCATGTTGAGAAAAGGATGAAGAGGTAGGGGGGTACATGGAGAACGGTTTAGAGTCGGATAATATATTTTTTGAAGAGATAAAAAAGGGTCACAAGTGGCAATTATGGGTGGGGGCGAAGTTGAGGGAGCGCGGGTTTGAGGTTCGGGTGCCTGATTTGGTGATTCGTCCGGATCGGGATTTAATAAACGAGTATACGGACCGTGGGGACATTTTTGTAATTGTTGGCGAGAAGGAGTTAAGTATTGAGGTCAAGTCGAGGAGTATCAAGTTTTACGACAAGGATTCGTACCCGTACCCCACTGCATTTGTTGACAGGGTTAAGACCTGGGAGAGAAAGCAGGGCAATGTTCCAGCGTGTATTATTTTAGTGTCTCAAATTACGGGCGGGATGGTTGCGGTATCGACGTCTGAAGAGTCCCGGAAGAAATGGTTTGTGTCTGAGGAGCGGGACACCAAACGGGATTATGTGCGGGACTATTACATGGTGGAGAAGGAAGAGCTTCGAGAGTTTGAGGATCTTGTTAACTGGTTAGGCGGGACGAAGAGTAAAACGGCCTGCAACACTTGCAAGCATTATGTCTGGAAAGGCTTGACTAAGTGGTGTCGTTTTATGGATTGTGAGATCGGGGAGTTATGGTCTGTTGGATGTAATAATCATTTTAATAAATACGTTAAGCATTAAGGGGGTTTTTGATGGCTGGACTTCGCAAGATGGTTTACACACCGAGCCAGGAGGTTTGGGACCGGATAAAAGCGGCTGCCGAGGCCGAGAATCGCACTATGAGTAATTTTCTAATAAGCCTGTTTTTTAAATATGAGAGTGAGCGCGGGGCTCCTGTATTGGCAAAAAGGCAATCGATACCCGAGGCTTTTGATGAGTTGGCGGAAGCTGTTGGTGATGATTTTAATGCCGGGGCGGCTATAGAAGGGCGGTCTATTGAGGAAGAGGAAGATATTAAAAATCTTGAGCCCGAGGATAAGGCAGAGACGGTGGATAGGTTGAAGGGTCAAATCGGCAAAATGACTGGGAAGCCGTTCATACCGAACTTAAAGAAAGATGGGAAATAGTACAGATATGGATTTAATTCTTCAGCTCTTTGATTTATATGTAGAGAGGGGATATCCGCCTGACGTATTATCCAAAGAATTCCCTGGGCCTGTAATTCGATTTGAATGGTTCAGCGGAAAGCGGCGGGAGTTTGGATATACAAAAGCGCGGTGGGATTTAATGTTTGATGAATTTAACAGATTTTGGAGGTCTTTTAATGATCAAATGCAATATGTGCGGCCAAGAGAATTGCCGGGACAATGAAGAGCTGTGCGATGGTTGTCGCCTGCAAGCTGATTCGGATAATGAATTACAGGTAAAATTAATAGCGGTCGGTCATACGGAGCATTGCGCGGCGCGTCAAGTTTGGGGGGACGGCGAGTGCGAGTGTGGGAAGGGGCCGTATAAGTACAAATTAACGATTCAAGGTTATGATGATGGCCCGATTTACGAAGCCGAGGTTTTTAGCAGTGTTTTAATGTACGGAGGGATCCGTATGATAACCTGGGACGCAATAGACAATAGTATTTGTGTTTTATGTAAGAGCGATATGGTGAAAGCAATGGAAGGTTTTATTAGACTTGAAGCATGGGACGATATCCGGTATATTAGGATTAATTCAATTAAAACCGTTGAGTCATATCATGGTGGAAAAGTTTATGTCGGAGGCGACGATGGATTGAGAAATCCTAAAAGTGTATTGATTTATAATAATAATGAGTTTATGTATTTTCCAGAAACAGCCGATGAGCTGGCGGAAACATTGAAGACCTGGCTGAACGAACAGGCTTAACCTTAATGCCTGAGAAATTAAGGGAACCTGAAAAATAGGAGGACATATTGTATAAAGTTGAATTCTATCAATTACCGGCTGGAAGATGGCGCTGGAAGTGGATGTATAATGGGCGCGTGATAGCACGAAGCGAGAGTCATTATAAAACTAAATGGCATTCCCGGAAAGCATTCGACAGTTTCAGCAAAAGTATCCGAAACAACACGATTTAATTTTAATCATTGGGAGGCTATAATGGCAGATTTAAGGTCTGTAAAAATGGAACTAAACCCCAAGGGGGTTTTAGGCGGAGCGCGACGCCGGATGTCAAGACAAAGCAAGAAGGCCAAGGCGCTGGGCCTGAAGGATCCGTATAAACGGAAAAAGAAGAAAAAGATATTACCGGAGGCCAGCGGACTTAGGAAAAGCTTTCACAGCATCGTCACTGGCGGTTCCAGTAAATACAGGAAATTAATGGACGCGCTGAAGTAATGGCAAAAGCGCCGACAATAGACTATAGTGCATTGCCGACAATATCGCAGATGCATCATAGCGAAGCCTTAATTAAAGGCGTTCGGGGTCCGGTAGGTTCCGGGAAAACAGTTGGTTGTTGCTGGGAGATCGTGCGTCTCGCCATGAGACAGGCTCCATGCAAGGACGGTGTTCGATATACAAAATTTGCTATGATTCGAAACACCTATCCCGAGCTTTTATCAACCACATTAGAAACCTGGGAGCAATGGTTCGGCCAATATTGTCAGACTCGAAGATCGGCGCCGATAGAATCCAGGATGCGAATGGAGTTGAAGGATAAAACCTCCATCGATATTTGGTTATTATTTCTTGCGCTGGACGTTCCCGCAGATGTGAAAAAGGTCAAGAGTCTGGAAGTGACCGGAGCTTTTATCAACGAGGCGTCAGAAGTTGGCCGATGGGTTTTAACGAAATGTTTTGAGCGCCGGGGCCGATACCCGCCTCCAGCATGGGGAATTCCGCCAAACTGGGCCGGCGTGATTATGGACACGAACAGTTGCGATGATGATCATTGGTGGTACCTGGCCGCCGAGGAAGAAAAAAATCAGGGCTGGGAGTTTTTCAGCCAGCCGCCTGCCCTTTTAAAATTTCCAAACACAATTAAAAAGCCAGCCGAAGAAATGCTTGCTAATTTTTATAAGGCAAATCCGAATTTTCCTGAACACCTGAAACAAAAAGTTGTCAGGGATTTTCAGAAAAATATTTATATTGCAAACCCGATGGCGGAGAACGCGAACAATCTTCCACTGGGTTTTGATTACTGGTTAGATCAAGTTCCGGGGAAGCCGCTGGACGAAATAACGGTGTATATCCTTAACGATTACGGTACTGTCACAGACAGCAAGCCGGTGTATCCCGAGTATATAGATGGCATTCATTGTGCTAAAAGAGACTTGAAAGCTATCCCGGGGGTGGGTATCACACTTGGTTTCGACTTTGGGCGTACGCCTGCATGTTCTGTATCTCAAATCGCGGCCAGTGGCCAAAAGCGTGTTATCGAGGAACATCTTGTTGAAGAGCATGGTTCAATGGGAATTCGGACCTTTTCTCGCATGGTGATTGTTCCTCACCTTTTGGAGTATTATTTGCCATGGCTACGAGATGGCCTTGTTAAAGCGTACGGCGATCCGGCTGGAAAAAGCAGAGAGCAGACCGATGAAAAAACATGTTTTATGTTGCTTAACGAATGCCCGATCACGAACCCTCAAGGCGGCTTCCCGGAATATAAGAAAAACGTCGAGCGCCTGAAAGACGACAGTTATATAAGGCTGTTAAAGAAAAAGGCCGATAAAGGTCTTGTGAGCCTTGGAGATCTTGGCATTCAGGCGCGGCCAGCGCACACGAATTCGTTCGAGGCCCGGAGAGATGCTGTCGGCAATCTGCTAACATCCTATATTGATAAAGAACCGGCCATCCTGATTTCCCAAAAATGCAAATACATACGAAAAGGAATGAGAGGAAAATATTATTATAAACGAATTCAGGTTTCCGGAGAGTCCAGATACAAGGACGAGCCGTTCAAGAATATCTACAGTCATATTAATGAAGGCTTGCAATATGATTGTCTCGAGGCATCATTCTTAGCGGTGGACCCGGCCAAAGAGAAAGAGGAGGAGGAGAAAAAGCATCGTGAAGAAATTGGATCTGCGGCTTGTGCAGCGTGGGACGAGTTAAGGCGAATTAAAGAGGCAATTGCCCATGGAGAGCTTGAACGATATTACGAGGAGAATTACCATTGAATGGAAAAAAAGCTAAAAAACTCAGAAAGCAAGTTTATGGTGAAGATGGGGCTCCACGGTTTCGTCAATATTCGACCGATCCCAAAACAGGAAAACTTGTTGCGGATCCCCAGCGACGAATTTATAAAAAAATGAAAAAGTTTATGAGGTAAAAATGACAGAAATTACAAATGTTGTATTAATCCTTGTATTAATATCCATTATAGTGTATCAGGGAATAATTAACTGGCTGGATCGTAAAGATGCCAGGCTTAGAGAGTCGGATCTTTTAAATAGAATTCAAGCTGACAGTTTTCCGGAATACGTTGATGGAGCCCAGCGGCTTGCACGAAAACCGGACGAAGCTTTAACTTCGAAAGAACGAATTCAAGGCCTGAATCTGGCGGAAAAAATAGATGCGGACATTCTCGAGGTGGTTTAGTATGAAACTTATTTGTTCAGAAGTTGCAATTAAAGGCCCTGTGCTTCCGGGCAACGTTCATCGTCTATTAAAAGATCATATGGAGAAAATATTACTCTCTAAATTAGAAGACCTGGAGTTTAAGCAAAAGCTTGTTTTTGGTGATTCAAATGCCAGCGACAATAAGAAAAGTGAATGGTTTCAAGGTGTATACACCGAAGACCGGGGCTCATAGCAAAAAACCAATGACCTTGCGTAACGCAAAAGCACAACAACGGTTATTAAATGCTGTGGATCGAGGTTGGAAGCCGACCGGTAAATCGGCAAAGAAGAAAAAGAAAAGTTCGCGCTGATTTTTACTCGGCCAAGTAAAAGTTAGCATATAAGGACAACAATAAGAAGGGTATTGTGGGACCCACACTCACGATACCCTTTTTTTGTTGTTTCGGCCAAGAGGTTGATATGGTTAATAAACCAATAATAGAAATTGCGAATACACTGTTTAACGATCTACTTGACCCCAGCCGGAAAATCATGGAACGAGTTTGGTACCGAAACATTCTTTATTGCATGGGTGAGCAATATTTGGAGTGGATAATATCCCGGGCCACATTTAGAAGGAAGCGGAGAAATTCAAAAGAAGTCCCCACACCGACCTCAAATATTATTCGGGATTATGTGCGCTCCATGAGAGCCATGATTTTAAATAAAAAATATACAATCCGCGTATGGCCGAATTCCCCGGACATTGACGACAGAGAGGCCGCAAGTCTGGCCAGGCTTGTTGTTGAAGATATGGATTTGGCCAATGACGAAGAATTTGAAGATGAAAAGGAAAGAGTCGCGGATTGGACGGTTTTGTTCGGTACGGCTTTTTTAAGAGTATTTCCGGAAGCGGACGCCGGCGAATGGTACGTTTTAAAAGATGGAGAAATTATCACAACCGGGGACGTTGCTTGTGAAGCGTATTTACCATTTAACGTTGTTGTCGATTCTTACGGTGACAAACTGAAACGAAAACGAGTTGTCGGGATTAAATCTTTAAAGCCGAAAGAATGGGTTGAAGATTCATTCCGTGTAAAAATTACCGGTACCGACAATCCGGATATTGTGGACTATCAAAAACGGCTGATGAAAATGGTCGGGGATGTTTCGCCATGGAAAGGATCTGGACTGGTCAGCGCTGAAACATTTGATATGGCCGCGAAAGATTTGGTCATATACAAAGAACTCGAGTTTAAACCTACTAAAAAAAGACCGGAAGGCAGATATGCGGCCCTTGTTGGTGATCAGGTTCTTTACGATAAAAACAAAATGCCAATACCGGTTCAAAAAGGCCGCTGGGAATATACATTAACAGACTTTCACTATCATCATGTTGCCGGACGTTTTTGGTCTGATGCCGGCGTAAATGATCAAATCTCTCCTCAAAACTCCATCAATGACATTGATCAATCTCTTGAAATGAATCGAAAGGGTGTTGGCAGGCCACTTGTGACGATGCCTACCGGGATGAGATTAAAACGTCTTAATGAGGGCGGACAAGCTTTGATGGTGATAGAATACGACTCCATGATGTCCGGTGGCCAGAAGCCGGATATTAATCGCGGTACGCCCCTTCCAGAACAAGTTTTGAATGAAAGAACAATGCATAAACAAACGGCCCAGGACGCCGGCGGAGATCCAAAAGGAGTTCTCAGGGGACAAAGCCCGGGAACAAGGGCTTCGGGTGTGCTTGTGGACATTCTTCGAGAAACAGCGGAACAAGGTCATTCACCAGATGTTTCAAGATTTTACAGGAGCTTGAAGCGAGTTTATCGAAAAAGATTGATCGTTAAAAAGAACGTAACAACCGAAAACCGCATGTTAAAAATCCCCGGAAAAGGAAACGAGCTGAAAATTAAACTGTTCAAGGGTTCCGACCTTAGAGACAATACTGATGTGCGCCTTGAACTTGCTTCCGGGGTTTCTCAAACACGCGCTGGCCAAAGCCAGGCATTGAGCGAAATGGCAAAAAGCGGGGTTTTTAGCGATGAAACTATTCCTCTTGATGTGCGCCATGAATTAATGCAACGTGTTGGATTAACCGGAATAAAAGAAAAAAGCAATATCCATATCGAGTATGCCGAAAGGGAAAATGCTGTTTTAGCAAATACCAAAATAGATGATGTTATAGTAGAAGCCCTGGACGGTAAGGATGTAAACAACGGATCTGTTTCGTACATTCAGGGAATATTTACAAGCCTTGTCGATCAAGAAACTCAAGAGGAAATAATTCTTGGGAACGACCCCACGTTTAAATTCCACGATGATAGCATACATATCGAATGGCATGAACACTTCATTCTCAGCCCGGAATTTAAAACAGTTCCGCCACAAATTCAGCGAATTGCAATTGAGCATCTTAATTCCCACCACAAGGCACTCGAGTTAAAGCAGGCAAAAATTATGGAACAGCAAATGATGGCCCAGGCCGCGCAACAAGGAGGCGGAGCTGCTGCTGGAGGAATGTAAAATGAAATTAAGAGACATGGTTCGTAGGAGAAAAAGACCGATGCCGATGGAGGTACCGACTGTCGGATATGACGAAGAAAAATATCCATATGGTCTTCAGGTTCGTTTGGAAACTGAAGATATTGAAAAGCTTGGAGTTAGCATCAAAAACTTCAATGTTGATGATAAAGTAACTATTACCGCCGTTGCGTATGTTGAAAGTCTCAGCCAGAACAAAACCAGGCGCGGAGAAAATCAACACATGTGCTTTCAAATAACGAAGATGGACTTAAAGAAACGAAAGTCCCTTAAAGACGTAAAATAAATCCATAAATTAGCAATATCAGATTATTGCAAAAGCCATACTCTGTTTATTGCACAAGGAGGATGTTATGCCACCGGAAGTCAAAGACGAGACTCAGACAATCGTTAAGGATGAAGTTAAGGACGAAGTTAAGGATGAGGTAAAAGACGAAGTAAAAGATGATGATTCGACCGACGATGATTTGGACGCTCTGGACGATAAAGAGGTCAAAGATCAGGTTGACGAATCTGAAGACAGAATTCAGAACATTCTTGATAAGTTTGGCTATGATAGCTTGGAAGAACTCGAGGAAGATTTTGACACAGTTAAAGAGCTTCAGGATATCATTGGAGATAAAGACGCCAAACAACTCTTGGAAGATTCTGAATATTTGGCAAAGGTAAAGGAGTACTGGAAAGAACAAGATGAAGCCAAAAAGCAAGATGGAGAATCTTTAGATGAAACGATTGACCGGCTAAATCAGGAAAAGAAAGATCTCGAGGGTAAGCTTAAAGCTCGAGACAAGAAAGAGGCCGATAAGGAAGAGGCTATACAAGCCAAGGCCGAAAACGAAAAGCTCGTAAAGTCGTTTAACGCAACTGTAAGCGCGGAGCTTGATAAGGCGAAAGACATTCCTGATAATTATAAGCCGTTTTTTAAAAGGGTTTTGGCTATTGACAACCCCATGTTAGATGTTGACATAGCATCAAAACCGGAAATTCGATTGCAATCTAAAACCATCATTAAAGAGGCTCAAGACTTCATCCAGTTAGTCATAAAAGACTATCTTGATGGAAAAGTTAAAGCGGTAAAAATGACTCCAGACGGCGCTTCTCAAACTCCTGTTGAAAAAGAAAAAAAGGTGAAAAGCCTTAAAGAAGCAAGAGCCGCATTGTACGAAAAGTTTGGTGTCAAGCAATAGCGGCGCCACAATATAAGGAGATAGGCCAATGGCTATTGATTTTACTGATGTAACATCGATTACAGATACGCTGAAATACGTTTATGGTGAAGGCATTGTCAACCAGTTCGATCAGGAGCCTATTACATATCATCAATTCCCGAAGTCAGACCGCAGGCCTGGCGGCTTGGGATATCAGTTTTCGATAAGGTATGAAAGGGCTCAAGGTACCGGCGCTCGAAAAGAGTCTGCAAAACTGCCGGATCCCTTGGTTGGCAAGTACGATAAAGGGCTTATCCAGCCCAAATATAACTATGGTTCAATTCGTTTAACCGGTCCGGCCATTGAGCTGGGCAAGGGCAATGAAGCTGCGTTCGTTGAAACCATGGCAGATCAGATGGACGATATTTATAAATCCGTCGTCATGGAAATGAATCGTCAGTGTCATTGTGACGGATTCGGCCTGCTGGCCACGATTACGGCCAGCGACAATCAGGCCACGAATGCCACATGGACATCCACTTGTGATAATACAACGGGCCTTTTGTATATTCGTGAAGGCATGCTTTGTGATATTTACAAGTCAGATGGAAGTGCTGTGGTAGCGACCACCCTTCCGGCTGCATGCCGGGTAAGTTCCGTAAACCGGGTAACGAAAGTCATTACCTGGGAACAGAACGATGGCACCTATGTTTCCAATCACCCGGACTCTACAATTGCTGCATATACTCCGACCGCCGCTGCGGTTGCCGCCGCGAGTTTAATCATTAAAATGGGTTCCAGGGAAGCGGCCTGGGCCATTACTGACACTCCGATTGACATGGTAGGTCTTAACGGTCTTTTCGATGATGGTACCCTCCTGACCTCATTTGAAGATATCAGCACTACAACCTATCCCAAATGGAAAGCCAACAAGCTTGGCAATTCCAGTGTTGATCGTGAATTGTCTCTTGACCTGATGATTCAGGCCTGTGATCTTGTTCGATTTGATGCTGGGGCAAGAAAGATTCAAATGAGAATGGGTCTTGGCCAGCGCAGAAAATATGCCGCACTTTTGATGCCTGATGTTCGATTCGCTCCGACCACATTGAAAGGCGGATTTGAAGTGCTAACATTCTCTGCTGGAGATGGTTCAGTCGATATGATTATCGATCCTTTCACTCAGCCTGGGAAAATCTTCGTGCATCCCGAGGGAGCCATTAAGAAATATGAATTGACTCCTCTTGGCTGGGGCAATCCTGGCGAGAAAATGACTCAGCGAGCCGGATACGATGAGTATGATCTCTTCTTGAGAATCTATACGAATCTTGGGACCGAGCAAAGAAACGCTTTGACCTATATCGAGGATCTTGTTGAGCCCAACATTTGGAGCTAAAAACAATCGGGGGGCAATTGTCCCCCCTTAACACTTAGCCAAGTATCCTTTTGTTCTAACCCAACAAAAGGGGTAAACTATGAGTAAAATAGGAGGGTTATACTATGATTAGAGATTATAATATCGCAAATGATGCGAATATACAGCTCCATAAAATTCTTGGGGCGACACTTAGTGGCCGGGTTATTACCGGCGAGATTTTTTGGGTGGGCGACAGCGGAGATGCGGCTTATGATGCCATGAGGTCCAAGGTTCCGGCTGACAAATTGTATACGGACCTTGATGATTGTGTTGGGGCCTGTACCGCTAAACGTGGCGACATTATTTGTTGTCTGGAAGGTTACAATATGGCTATTGCGGCTGCTGGCGACCTTGATCTCGACGTTGCCGGACTTACCATTGTGTTTCTTGGTACCGGTACTTCCCAGGCTAAAATTACATTCGGGACCGCCGTTAGTGCCGACATGGACGTTGATGCCGCTGACATTACATTAATCCGGCCTAAGTTTGTTGCCGCAGTTGATGCCTTGACCGGTCCCATCGATGTTAATTCCACCGATTTCACCATTATTGACGGTGAATATCACGATGCTACAAACATAGATACGACCGATTGTATCATTGCTGTTGCCGGAGCCACCCGACTGAAGATCGACGGCTGGAAATATTTTAGAGCCAATGAAGGCGGGACTCAAAAGCAAAGCAATATTCAGCTCAACGGCGTTGATGATTGTGTGCTGGAAAACATTGATATCCGGGGAGACTTTGCAACCGGCAATATCGAGAATCTTACGGACGAAGTTCTTAATATTCGTTTGAAAAACCTTATTCTCGACAACCTGAATTCTGGTCCGATACCCGGTATAGTGCTGGACTCCGCCGCCGATGGCCATGCTCAAGATGTCCATATCCGTGTGGCTTCAGGCACAACCTTTGTGTCCAACGTTGCGGACATTAACTGGGGCAAAAATTGTCTTGGGTTCTCCACCGACGGCTATGGCGGAACTGATATTGGTACAGCCGCCGCCACCGGTATTGAGGGAACTGCTGACACCATTGCGTCAGATCTGATTATTGTCGATACGGTTGTCGATACGGTTGCTTCCGATTTGATC